CAAACTCATTACCTACCCTACGCCTAGAAGCAGTTTTTCCTGCAAGGCTAGTACCTTTATAGTCTGTTAAAGACATGGTTTTAGAGTAGTCATCAGCATCAAGTAAAAACATTTGCCTTACTAAAGCTTTTTGTTCTGGTGAACGTATCATAGAACTAGGGCGTTTAGCTTGAATATCTACTGCTTGCTCTCTAAGCTTTTGCTTAGGTGCAAATATAGCAGTAGCATTAGTAGCTTTATTTCTTAAAGCTTGAATAGACAGTGCTTTACCTTTAGGTGTAACATATTGCTCCGCTTTTAGTTTGCCTTGCCTAAATAAATTAGCTTGATCCATGCCCCCAAGAAGTTTAGATTGAATATCAAACGCTTGACGTTTTAACCATGCTCCGTAAGATTCTACTTTAGGTGCAACACCTGAAAGCGATTCTTCTTTCTTTTTTGCAAGGTTTGTTTTATTAAGCCTACTTGTAGTTTCTTTCTGAAGTTCTTCTTTAGACTTTAAGACAGGCACCAAAGAACTACGGCAATTCCAATGCAAAGGGGGAGTAAAGCGTCTATCACTAACATCATAAATCTTTCCATTATGATAAGAACAAATAGGGCTAGTACGACTATCAAGCACAGCAGTAAAAACATAGCCTTTTACTACATGAGAGTTTGCTTTTACAACTTTGTTTAAGGCTGCAGTTTGAGTGCTTGTTATAGAGGTTCTAGTTAAAGTTTTAGCTTGATGCTCCGTAAGCTTAGTAGTTTTAAGAACGTTATTAATAATATCTTTAGGCGCTTCGCCTTTAGCAAGTCCTGCTTTTACTTTAGATTGTATTCTAACAAGTTCACCTGCTGAAATGTTTTTAATGTTTTGAGTAACTGTTTTAACACCTTTAATGTTTTGTCCAGTTATTTCAGCAAGTAATTCTTTACTACGTGGCTTTGATACCTTATAGAATTTATTAAGTTCTTTGTTTAGATTGTCCGAATGAAAGTCCAGTTGAGACGTTGAAAATTCTTTTAGAGAGCTAGTCTGATGAGTTAACATTTCTCGACCAAAACGATTTATTTCAGGAGTAACATCATTAGTTAATCTTTCTGACAATATATCTCTAAGCCTTTTTCTATGCCTACGCATAATACGTTTATTTTGTAACTGAACACCCTCTTCGTATAGTCTTACGTCAGTCATGTGATCGACAATACGATCATAAAGTTTTAAATTGATATCCATCTAGTACTCCATTGAGTAGTAAAATGTTATTCCTCAATATCTATCTGAGGATCGGCGCTATTTTGTACTGCTAGCGGATCAGTTTGTATTTCTTCAATTGCTTCTTCGTCACTATAATCAGCAGGTAAAAAGTCATTGTATTTAGCAATGTTAATCCAAGTTGAACGACTAATAATTCCTGACTGATACCATTCAGAAACAAGACGCATAGCACCTTCACCGCCTACAATTGGAGAGAAGTCACTAGACATTTGGAATTCAATGTCATCGCCTGTATACATAGTATTGTAATACCAGTTAAGCATAAATGCCATTACTTCACGAATAGTACCTGATACCTTAGCATTAAGTGTACCTAGCTGTGCTGTTTGAGAAGCATTACGGATTTCTAGTGCTACACCCGAAGCTGCTTGCTCTGGTGAGAGCATTCGAATACCCATCTTAGCCATTTCTTCTACTGTGCCTTGAATAGCTTTTTCCATGTCAGCTAAAGCTGAAGTAGGTGTTTCAAGTACAGTGATAGATTCATCTTTACGTACTCTTAACCAAGTACCTAACCCTGCATTTACAATGTCGTCAAATTCCTCGTCTGTCATATCTGATTGTACAACAGGGGTATAAGTAGCAGCACCGTAAAGCAGGTGATTTCGTCTTGATACTTTATTGTAAAGAGAAACTTCTCTATCAACAAGAGGCATAAGAACAGGTTCAACTGGTTCATACTGACCATTAAGAGGCCAAGCAGGAATACGCATTAAACGTTCACCAAACATAGTTGGATAAACTGTATTGACTTTTGTAAAGCCTATTTCACTAACTGATTCTTTGTATTCTTGTTTAATGTCACCATTAAGAACTTTAATTTCATTGTTAGTATCTGGGTGTTCATAGTAGTCTAATACTAGTCTTCCAGATTCATCAATGTAATGATCACAAACTGTATCTACATAGTCAGGATGCCAAGGATTTTCTGGTTTATATTTTTCTACTAAGTAACGAGTAACCCAACGAGTTAAAGTCTTTTGGCGTGTAATAGGATGAGTAGATAACTGAATGTTAATAACGTTTTCAGCTTCAATTACTACTGGATACGGCTTAATCATAGCACGTTCTTCAGGAGTTAAATTGTCGTACTCTTGCTCGCTAACTTGAGGTCTATCTACATAAACCCAAGCTCTTGATGTTTGAAGTTCTTCCCAGAGAGCATTATCAAGAAAGTTAAACAATGATCTACCGTCTAGAGTAAAATCATTCTTAAGCCATTCTTTAGCATCATCTGGTAGTTCTTCAGGTAACTTTAAATGAGAGTCTTTACGCAATAAAGCGCTAATAAGTACTTTACAGTATTGAGCAGTCAAGCCTGGAAGTTCTGACTCTGAACGATAAAAATCATATTGCTTTTGACTCATACTAGGAGAAAAAGGAATAAGAAGGTTTTTATATTCTGCTTCTAAATACTCATCGTGAGCTTTAACGTTATCTTGTCCTTGTAGAACCGCCCTTGACCGTTTCCAAAGTGGTTTCAAAGAATGATAACTTGCACTTGGATCGGCAACAGACTTTTTAACACTTTTAGTTGGTTTAGTTAACTGTGCCATTATTTATTTTCCTTTACCACTTTACTTTGTTCGCCCAATATGCGGCAGACATTTTGCCTTTGGCTATATTAGTAGCATGACGAGCTTTCCAAGCTAATCTACGTTTACGATAAGATTCTGATTCATTAGCTTTTTTAGGAGAACCTACGGCTCCTTGAGAACCAAATCTAATAGTTTTAATTTGATCACCAGACTTAGCCACAACAATATGAGACTTAGTTGGATGATTAGGAGTACGTTTAGGCTTATTAAAGCCAGAAACTCCAGCACGAGTAAGTCGTGAGTCTTTCTTTTGAGCCATAACGATTTCTTTCTATTAATAAAAACAATATACATTAAAATAAACTTTAAGGTATACTTTAAAGTATATTATAAATAACCCCAAGGGTTCTTCTTAAACGTCAGGTATTGTGAAGAAGCCCCGAAGGGCTTCCTCTGAATAGAGACTGTCAGATGTTTAATCTGTCTCTTTGTTATCTTTTATTCTTAAACGTCAGGTATTTATTTTTTGCCAAAAAACTTACTAACGCCTCGCATACCAATGCTAGCACTAACAATACCTCCAAGAGAGTATTGATACCACGCTGGCATAGCTTCAAGGGCTGCAAAGCCTTGAGCAACAATAACATTACCCCAGTCGCCACAAAAAGCTAAAATTAAAGGTATTGAAAATAATAAAGTTATCCACTCGTCTTTCCATGAGTTTTGAGTAGCTTTAATTGCTTCAATATCCCAATCAATTTCACCTGTAGCTTGTTTAACTTTAATTTCTGCGTTGGCTTTCTGTACAGCTACTTTACCATCTACCCACGTAGACGCTAAGCTACCTACAGCACCAATAATTTGACCAATTGCCATTTTTACTCCATAGGAGTACGATTAGCTACCATCTCTTGAGTTTTAAATAATTCAGGATCTGATACTAAACCATACTCTGCTAGTGGTCCGTCTGGACCTGCTATTTCATCACTTACAAAAAATTCTATAAATTCTTGTAACCCATTTATTTCACCTAAGTGTGCAATCTTAACATAAAAGTATAAAGGACGAGAAACAGGATATTCCCCACTTGCAACAGTTTCTGTAGAAGCTTTTACACCATTTATATCTGCTGCATAAATTGTATCTGTATTATTTAATAAAAAGCTTAATCCAAATACACCAATACCTTCTGGATTAGATTTTAGCCTTGCTAAAGTTTCAGTATAATCCCCATCAATATCAACTGATAATCCATCTGTACGTACTTTATAACACTCTTTTTGAGCTTTCTTTTTATCACCTAATTGTTTTAGAAACAAATCGTAAGACCCTGCTGCTTTACAACCAGCTAGCATAACTTTCTTTTCAAATACTTCTCTAGTACCATGTTTAGTTCCAGGAATAAACAACATAATATTTCTGTCAATCATTCTTGGATCAATTTCTTTCCAGTTAGTTGCAGTTGATTTATCACTTGCTGCTAAATAAATATGTAATGGAGTTAAGTTTTCAAAACCTTTTGTTTCAATTCGACTAGCAAAAACAATACCGTCATAGCCAAATCTAACTTCCATAATTTTATCTATACCATTAGCTTTACAAGTGTCTATATCACTTTGTTTAATTTCACTTGAAGAATTAGCAATATCAATTGTGTTAGCTCCTACTCCCTCACACATCTTTTTTCGACCAGCACCAGAGCCACCTGACTCAATTACTGGAGTAGGAAAATCAAAATTTTCGCCAAAAGCCTCTGCTACAATTGTAGCATAAGGTAGTACTGTAGAAGATCCTGCTGCATGAACACTCTCCCTAGCAATTGCAGCGGTTGAAAATAATACGATTAAAACTGTATAAAACAATTGTTTCATGTGAACATCCTTTATGTTAGTTCAAAATGAGGTCCGTCAATAAATGGGCGTCTCCCCTGAGATCGCCGCAAGTCAATATACGCCATCATAGCTTCTTCCATTGTGCCTGTCCAATCGCGTATATCATTAATGTGCCAAGCAGCGCCCCATCTCAGAGGTACGCCTTCTGCTATAGCAGCTTCTTTCATAGCATCCGCAAGATCATCATAAACATTAAGTTCCCAACATCCTTTACCGTCTACATAGGCCATAAGATCTACAGCGTTACCGTCAAGATGTTTTGATTTCAAAGTTTGAGACTTACCTGCCGCTACTAATTTCTTTTGTTCTTCAAGTGTTCTAAGTCCGTACACAACACCAAAGTCTACTTTAGTGATTTGAATAGCTTTATGCACTACGTTAATCAAGTTATGATTAACACCTTCTAACTTGTC